TAATAGTTCTGAAAAGGCATATCCTAGAACAACTGATCCATTCTTTGATACAGCAATTAAGATTGAGTCTGTTACTGATACAACTATCACAATTCAAACTCTAACTACAATACCATCAACAAATATTTCAAGACACACCTTCAGTAGTGCAGATGCTAATGCAGTTAGAACTGGTGGAAATTATGTTCATACATATGTTCCTGGACAAGCTGCAGCACTTACTGCAATCACAAGAGCATCAAATACAGTTACTGTTGCAACAGAATCTCTAAACTTTACTTGTTCTAGAGATGATCATGATAGTATTCATTCATATCCTCGTTCTACAGATCCTGCTGCAGGACAAACATTAGGAATAGAAGGTGTTACAAATAACACTGTTACCATTAATGTTGGATCTGGTGGTGGAGGAGGAACTGGTGCTATTATTAGTGCTAAAGTTGCAACAAATAAGCATAAGTTTGTAAATTCTATCGGAACTCATATCTTTAAAGGTACTAAAAAGTGGGATGCAATTACAGTTGGTACTACAAAGAGATCTGTTTCTGATGCAACATATAATCCAGTAACAGGTGCATTAGACTTAGATATTGGATCTACTACTGGATTAACTGCTGCTACTTCACATCAGGCAGAATCAGGCACTAGTTATAATCCAACTACAGGTGTTATGACCTTGAAGATTACTGGTCATAATTTCTCTAATGGTGACTATGTAAGACTTGATGATGGTGCAGTTACATTTAAATGCCAATATGGTGTAGGTTCAGCACATACGTGGGTTGGTGGAACATCAACTAATGCTATTACAATTACTGCTGGTAGTGTCCAGAAAAATGTAACAAATGCAGTATATGATCCTAATACTGGTCTTTGTGTAATGACTATTGGATCACATAGTTTTACGACTAGTGATACAGTTACAATTGGTGCTAATAAATTATCCTTTACTTGTACTGCTGACGGTAACGTCAAGACTAAAACATATCCACGTACAACTGATCCTGCATATAATACTGCTATTGCAATAACTGCTGTAGATCAATCTGGTGGTACTATTACTTGTAATGTTGGTGCTGTAAGTGGTAATGCAACAACTGCATATCCTCGTTCTAGTGATCCTATTAGTAATAAGTGGGTTGCAATTTCTAATGTTCAGACAGATACATTTGATATTCAAGTATTAGATACAATTCCTTCAACTAATACAGACACACATACATTTGTAAGTGGAGCAGTAGGTGCTATTAAGAGAACAGTAGCAGCAAATACTTTAACAATAGCATCTAAAGCACTTATCTTTACTTGTGAAGCTGATAATCATGCAACACTACATTCTTATCCAAGAACTTCTGATCCTGCATATAATACACCATTAGGAATTACTGCTGTAACAGGAACTACTGTAACTGTTAATGTTGGTGCTCCACACCAAAAAGATGGTGTTAATGTTTCATATGGATCTACAACAGCAAGTAATGCAACTTATGATCCAACAACTGGTGAGTTGGTTGTTATTAGTAATAATCATGGAATTTCTGGTGCTTCTCTTATAACACCAACAAATGCATCTTATGTTAAGAATACTGGAAATCTAACATTAACTAAGGCAAATCATGGTTATTCTGTTGGAGATAGGATTTTAATTGAAGATTATGGGTTAACATTTACCTGTACAAAGGATAATAATCAAACAGAACACAGATATCCAAGACCGACTGATTACGCAAGTGGAAGATGGCTTTCAATTTATGCAGTAACAACTAACACATTCAAAGTTAATGTAAATCCAAGTCCATCTGCATCTCAATTTACACATACATTTGTACCTGGTAAAACCGTATCCAACTGTATTCAGAAAGCAAATGCTGTTGTTGGAATTGTAAAAGGATCTTTGGTATTCAAGTGTGCTCAGGATGCTTATCAAACAAATCATTTATATCCACGTACAACTGATCCAGCATACAAAACTGATTTACCTGTAGGTAGAGTAACAATAAACACTATGAGATTACAGGTAGGTAAGTCTCCTGCTGGAACTGGTGGTGCTTTAGACTTTACTATTAATAATCGTGGTGCAAAATTTGTAAATCCTAGTGTAGTAACCCCAGAACCAATTTATGAAAATATGCCAGTTGTTGGTATTTCTAGATTGGGTATTGGTAAAACGGAAGATACTGGTAAGAATTTACTATTAAATCTTAATGTTGGAGCAGCAACAACTAATGTTGGAATTGCTAGAAGTATGTTTGAGATTTCAGAGTTTGATATTGCTAGAGCTGGATATTCATTCTCTGTTGGTGATAAGTTTAAACCACAAGGATTGGTTGTTGATAAGAGATTACAAAAACCATTACAAGAGTTTGAACTTGAAGTTGTTCAAACATTTAATGATTTCTTCTCTGCTTGGCAATTTGGTGAATTAGATTTCATAGATGATATTTCACCTATGCAAACTGGTAATAGAACAAGGTTCCCATTATTCAGAAATGGTCAACTATTAAGTTTTGAAGTGGATGAAGAATCTGCATTAGGAGAATCAATAGATTTAAATGCGGTTCTAGTAATATTTGTGAATGGTGTTATGCAAACGCCTAATGTTGCATATCAGTTCTCTGGTGGAACTACATTTACATTTACAGAAGCACCATCAGAAAAAGATAAGGTTGATGTATTCTTCTATAAGGGACAAGATGGTGTTGATGTTGAGATAGTTAATATTAATGAAACTATTAAAATTGGTGATGATATCAGAATTAATAAAAATCCAGCATTTACTGATACCTTAGATCAGGAAAATGATAGAATTATTAAGGATATTCTAGGATCTGATCTTGTTGAAACAACACTTTATCGGGGAGTTGGTATAAATGAATCCATCTTCAAACCTCTTGATTGGACAAAACAAAAAGAAGATAAGATTATTAAGGGAGAATTAATTTCTAAAGCAAGAGAAATTATTGAACCACAAATTTACCCAACTGCAAAAGTTATCGGTGATGTTAATACTACTACAGGAAACTCAGGTGTTGGTGGATTCTTTGTTGATGATGCAGAATCATTCTTCTATGAAGATGATACTAACCCTGCATTAGATACTGTTGATAGGTATAATGTTAATATCACAGCAATAGATGCATTATTAATGTCATCTTCTAGTTCTGTAGCAGCAGCTATTACTGCAACTGTTTCATCTAAAGGTGATATTTCTGGATTAACTATTGTTGAATCTGGTAGTGGATATGTTGGATCTGCAGTTACATTATCAATCGCAGCACCAGTAGGAGTTGGTATTGGTACAACCGTTAAGAATGAATTTGCCCAAGTGGGAGTTTCTACATTTGCAGAAGCAACTGCTAATATTGTAGATGGTAAAGTTGATTCTATAACAATAGACAATATTGGATTAGGATATACTCATACAAATCCACCACAAGTAATTATCAAGAAACCTCTATATCAAATTGAGAAAATGACCTCATTTGATAATGTTGAAGGTTACACGGGTATTATTACTGGAATTTCTACGGCACAAGGTTCTGGTGGTGCAGGAACTAAAGCACTTAAGTTCTTCTTTACTTCACATAAATCAAATGCTAATAAATTAGCAGTTGGATATCCTTTATTAATTAAAGATACTACAATAGGAAGTGGAGTTACTTCTGTTGATGGGCATGATAATAGTATAGTTGCTATTGGAACACATTTCTTAGATAATATCTACAAGGTACATACATTTACCCAACTTAGTGATTTTAGAGCAGAAATTACTTGTGACATTTTAAGCACAACTAATACTACTGGTTTTGCTCAAACTGGTTACTACGATATAACTAATATTGGATTAACAACTTCTTTAGGAACTATATCTTGGGGTAGAATATATAATGGTACTAGATCAACTTCACCAATTTCAATTGGAGTTACTGGGTTGACAGTTGACTCTGGATTATCTACATATCCAACAATACAGAGAAGATATTATAACGGTTTGAACTCTGAATTTGGATTAAGAAATACTGGTTCTATTAGAACTGTTAGTGGACTATAAAATTATGTCTATAAATAAAGAAAAAAAGTTTAGTTAATAATCATGCCAGCAATTGTTACTGATCAGTTTAGAATTCTGAACGCAAATAATTTTGTTGAATCAGTAGAAGCAGATCAAAATTCTTACTACGTTTTTATTGGTTTACCAAACCCAACAGGAACTCCAACACCTAGCGTGAGTGTTGGATATGGTAGATCCAGTGATTGGAATAAAACAAATTCAACACCAAAACCTCTTGATAGTTTTTCTAGTAATGCTCATGTGGGTGATACTATGATGTTTGGTAAGAGAATTGCTTCTGCCAACATAAGAAGAATTGTTAGAAGAATAGATTGGACTGCTGGTAAGAAGTATGAAATGTATCGTGATGATTATTCAACTGAAGCAGGTGCTCAGAGTCCAATAAACGATTCTAGTAGATTATATGGTGCAAGTTATTATGTAATGAACTCTGAGTTCAAAGTGTATATTTGCATTTCAAATGGTTCTAGTGGTGTTAATCCATCTGGAAACATTTCTCAAGATGAACCAACATTTACTGATTTAGAACCTTCTAGAGCTGGTACTAGTGGTGATGGATATATTTGGAAGTATCTATTTACAGTTTCTCCTGCAGACATATTAAAATTTGATTCAACTGAATATATTACTGTTCCGAATAATTGGTCAACAAGTGCAGATTCTCAGATTCAAGCAGTTAGAGAAAATGGAAATTCTACCCTCAACAGCAACCAAATAAAATTTATTTACATAGAAAATGCAGGTGGTAAATATGCAGATGGTTTAGGTCAAGAAGTTGACATATTAGGTGATGGTACTGGTGGTAAGGCTAGGGTTGATGTAGTGGGTGGAAAAATAACCAACGCTACTGTTAGTTCTGGTGGAACTGGATATACTTATGGTCTAATTGACTTGGGTGCATTACAAGATGCTGCTCATCCATCAAATCAGAGAGCAAAACTTATACCAATTATACCACCATCTTTAGGTCATGGATATGATCTTTATAAAGAGTTGGGTACTGATAGGGTTTTGATATATGCAAGATTTGATGATTCTACAAAGGATTTTCCATCTGATACTAAATTCTCACAAGTTGGTATAGTTAAAAATCCAACACAGGTTGGAACTGCTAATACTTATAGTGAACCAACATTTTCATCTTTAAATGCGTTTAAATTTAGTACTGTTTCTGGTGATGAACCTAAAGTTGGTGAACGTATAACTCAAATATTAGCATCTGGGCGAATTGCTCAAGCATATGTTGCTTCATATGATAAAGATACTAAAGTTATGAAATACTTTAGAGATCGTTCTTTAAATTTCACTACTCCACTCAATAATCAAACAGATTATACTGGTATATCAACTTCAGGTGCAATTTATTCCTTTGAAGCATCCTCAAATGCTGTAAAAGGTGATAGTTCTAATTTCTCTGGAAGTATTGATACTGCATTTAGTGGAATAACTACAAATCCAACTGGAACTAAATTAATTGATTTGGGAATTACATTCTCAAATGGGTTATCAAATCCAGAGATAAATAAAGGATCGGGGGAGATTGTTTACATAGACAATAGACCTTTGATTGCTCGTAATGAGAGACAAAAAGAAGACGTCAAAATCATCCTGGAATTCTAAAGAAAAATGCCACAAAAGACAAATTTAAATATAAGTCCTTATTACGATGATTTTGATAAGGAAGATAATTATTATAAAGTTCTGTTTAAACCAGGATTTCCAGTTCAAGCAAGAGAACTAACAAGTCTTCAGTCGATATTACAAAATCAACTAGAATCTTTTGGAAGTCATATATTCAAAGAAGGCTCTATGGTTATACCAGGAGCAGTTACATACGATAGTACATATTTTTCAGTAAAGGTAAATCCAGATCATCTTGGGATTGATGTCTCAATTTATCTTGATGCTTTAGTTAATAATAATAATGGAAAGGGAACTAAAGTTCGTGGTCAAAATTCTCAGATAGTTGCAACTATAAAAAATTATCTTTTACCACCAGATGAAGGTGTAGAAGATATTACACTTTTTGTAAAATATACAGAATCTGGTGTTACTTCTGAAAGTACTGCATTTCCTAACGAAGAAATTCTAACACTTGAAGAGAATATTACTTATGGGAATACTACATTAAATGCTGGTGAAACAGTTTTAACAGTATTGTCTGAAGATGCTACTAAGGTTGGATCTTCAGCAGGTGTTGATCATGGTGTTTATTTTTTAAGGGGAACATTTGTAAATGTTTCAAAATCGGTTGTGGTTCTTGAACCATATTCAAATAAGCCATCATATAGAGTTGGTCTTGAAATATCTGAAACTGTTATTACTGCAAATGATGATTCATCTTTAAATGATAATGCAAAAGGATTCACTAATTATGCAGCACCAGGTGCTGATAGATTCCAAATAACTGCAAAATTAACTAAAAAGGCACTTTTAGATTTTGAAGATACTAATTTTGTAGAATTAATTAGAATTAAAGACGGTGAGATTAAAAAATTACAAGATACTTCAGTATATTCTGAAATTAAGAAGTATTTTGCTAAGAGAACCTATGATGAATCTGGAAATTATGCAATAAATCCATTTAGAGTTAATATTCAAAACTCTTTAAATGATGAAATTAGTTCAAATGGTTTATACACAGAAAATCAAAAGACTGATGAAGGTAACGACCCATCAGAAGATACGATGTGTGTTAAGTTATCACCAGGTAAAGCATATGTTAGAGGATTTGATGTAACATTACCAGGAACTACAGTATTAGATGTAGATAAACCAAGAGATACGAAGACAATAAATCAAGCATTAGTTCCATTTAGAATGGGAAGTATTCTAAAAGTTAATAATGTTTCAAACACTCCTTGGGTGAATATTGGTGGAAGTACCGCTAATGTTGTTGGTCTTTATAACAGAAGAAAGGATGTTGGTGCGACTAATCCAGGTGCTGGACCTAGTGGTAGTATTAAGATTGGTAGTGCTCGTGTATATTCTTTTGGTTTATCGGCAGCAGGATATATTGGTGGATCTACTGAATGGAATCTTGCAATGTACGATATACAAACATATCAAATATTGCAAATTTCCAATCCAGGTGCAGATATTGCAGTAACTGTTCCAGAATCAAGTCGTGTTAGGGGACTTAGTAGTGGTGCAATAGGTTATGTTGCAGAATATCCTACTGGTACTACAACAAATCAATCTGAAATTAATGTATACCAAACAACTGGAACATTTATTGAAGGAGAAAGACTGATATTTAATGAAGAAACTAAATCTTCTAATTCATCTGTAATTAAGGTTAATGTTTATTCAACAGAAGATATTAAATCAGTTTATCAAGATTCTAATGCTTTAAATTCTTCATTAGTTGGTGATTTTAGTGCTGATACTGTTTTATACGACAGAGTATTGCCAAATTTTTCACTTGTTGATTCATTAATTGTTAGTGGTGCTGCAAACGGTAATAGTGCAACTGCAACATCTCCTCGTAGAAGATTTTCAGGGCAAGTTGGTGTAAAAACAGATTCTATTGTAGGATACTCTACAAATATGGGAGATCAAACTTATAATAGAGTTGTTTCTATATCAGCAGATGGTTCAACTATGTCATTAGCACCTGTTAATACTACACCTGGTGTTAATAGCGGTAAAATTATTGCTGGTTTATCTACTTCTAATATATTCCGTCTTAAAGTACCTAAGATTATTAATCTATCTAATTCTGGATTATATGCTAGATTACCAAAAACAAATGTATCTTCAGTAAATCTTTCAAATTCTACTTTAATAATTCATAGACAAGTAACAGGTAAAACTCCAAGTAGTAATACTTTAAATATTGATAGTTCTGACGTATTTGATGTTGCTTCAGGTATCACAAGTGCTTTCTTTGAAGCATATGATGAAGAAAGATATTCTATTCATTATAATGATGGAACTACAGAAACTTTAAGTGAAGATCAAGTTGTAATAACAAATTCTGGCAATAATATTTCCTTTAATGGATTATCTAAAAATTCTCCTTGTACTGTAAATGTAACTCTGAAGAAAATTGGATTAACAACTAAATCTAAAGATTATGTTAGAAGTTCTAAGTTAGATGTAACTAGAATGGTAGGTGTATCTACTAATAGTGGTTTAACCGCAAGTAAATTCTATGGATTGAGAGTTGAGGATAAAGAAATATCATTAAACGTTCCAGACGTTGTTAAAATTCATGCAATATATGAATCAAAGGATACGAGTTTACCATCTCTTGATAGATTGACTTTTGTTTCTGGTTTAGCATTAGATACAAATACAGTTGTAGGGGAAAAACTTGTAGGTAAATCAAGTAGAGCAATTGGTCAAGTTGTTAATAGAGTATCAGCAACTGAGATTGAATTTGTATATCTAAATGACAATTCTTTTACTAAAGGTGAATCAATAACATTTAAAGAATCTAATATTACAACCAATTTACAAGGAATAACTGCTGGTAATTATGTAAATAGGACTTCAAATTATGATTTGAATAAAGGTCATAAGAAGCAATATAGTGATTATTCTACTATTGTTAGAAAATCAAATTCATCTGTTCCTTCAAATAGACTATTAGTTATCTTTGATTACTATAAAACACAATCTACAGAAACTGGAGATGTGTTTACATCTAATTCATATACAAAAGATAGATATACTACCGATGTTCCAAGTGTGGGTTTAGATAGAGGGACTGATATTTTAGATTTTAGACCTAGAGTTAAACCATTTAATCCATCATTAACTTCAGGATCTCCATTTGATTTTAATAATAGGGTATTTGAATCAATAACAAAATATGTTGTTGCACCAAAAGAAAGTTCTACTCTTGGATATACTTACTATCTACCTAGAATAGACAAATTAGTTATTAATAAATTTGAAGAAGTAAAACTAATTAAAGGTGTTTCCGCAGATAATCCTGCACCACCTACAGAGCTTGGTCCATCTATGGAAGTAGCACAGATAACACTTCCACCATACTTATATGATCCTATAAAAGGTCCAAAGATTAAGTTATATGATAATAGAAGATTTACCATGAGGGATATTGGTAATCTTGAAAAGAGAATTGATAATCTTGAGGTTATGACATCTCTTACTGCATTAGAATTAGATACTAAGTCATTACAAGTTACTGATGCTGATGGATTAAACAGGTTTAAAACTGGATTTGTAGTAAATGATTTCAAAGATAGAAACTTTATAAACTTCAATAGAACACAGGGTTCTAGATGTGATGTTAATGTTGCTAATAAAGAACTTATTAGTGCTGTTGATTTCTGGTCACTAAAAGCAGATTTGGCATTTGATCCATCTATAGATGGTACTACAGTTGATAGAAGTGCAAATTTAAAATTGCTTGATGATAATTGCCAAAAAACTGGTGATTTGATTACATTGAAATATACTGAAGTTGCTAGTGAACTTAAGAACCTTCAAGCAACCCAAGTTGAAAATATTAACCCATTCAACGTTATTGTTTTTGCTGGTAGTGTTATTTTAGATCCACCATCAGATAACTGGACTAGAACGATTTATATTGATGATAATAGGACAGAATCTACTGGAGCAACTTGGGCAGAGCAAGCAAATATAGTTTCAGATACAACTACAGTTGATACTGATATTGATGTAACTCAAGTTGAAGTTACACCAGAAGACAGACCAGGACCAGGTTGGTGGGAAGGTAATCATGTTGATACTACAACCACAACCACAACCACTACAACTCATACAGTAGAAACTTCATTTACTAATACAATTGAACCTCTTAGAGAGTTTGATTATGTTGAGAGTGTTAAAATTAGCGGTGCAACAGATCCATTTATGCGTTCTAGGAACGTTGCATTTAATGGAAATGGATTAAAACCATTTACAAAACATTATCGTTATCTTGATAGTGGAATTCCTGATATATTTCCAAAGGTAACTGAAATTGAAATGATATCTGGAACATTTACTAAGTATGAAACTGTAATAATACTTAGAAATGGTAAAGAAATTGGTAAAGCCAGAGTAATGGCTCCAGATCATAAGTATGGAGATGCAAGTCCAATTGTAGTTCCTATGGGAGAACCAAGTGGAATTAATGTAAGGAATGGTAGTGTAGAAACTTATCAAGTTGATATATTTGATAGAACAAGACCTGCACCATCTAATGGGTATTCATCTACATCAAAATTACTTAATATTGATGTTATTTCTTTAGCGAATGATGAATCTTATTATGGTTATGTGACAGAGGGTTGTTCAGTTGTTGGAGAATCTAGTGGTGCAAGTGCAACTGTAACAAATGCATCATTAATGGCAGATAATTGGGGCGATATTTTAGGAACTTTCTTCCTAAGAAATGCAAACCAAACACCTATGCCACCTGTTTTATTCAGAACAGGAACAAAAACATTTAAGTTAACTGCTACTCCACCAGGAGCAGTAACATTACCAGGAAGTACTGCACTTGCAAGTGATGCTACTGGTGTATACCATTCTACTGGAACGATTTTAACTCAACAAACATCTACAGTTGGAGTTAGAAATCCACCCGAACCTCCACAAAGACCTAATGAGACTACAACTAATGTAAACGTTAATAGTGCATCAGAGACTGTAAGAGTAGAAGCTCCTTATAGGGATCCTTTAGCACAATCTTTCAGGGTTGATGAAACTGGTATGTTCTTAACTTCTGTTGATGTTTACTTTGCAAGTAAGGATCCAGCATCTAAAGTATTTGTTGAGATTAGAGATGTTGAGTTGGGAACTCCAACCAATTTCCTAGTACAAGATTATGCACAGGTTTCATTAAATCCAGGTGATATTACAACATCTATTGATGCATCTATAGCAACAAATATCAAATTCCCATCACCAGTCTTTTTAGAAGGTGGTAAGGAATATGCAATAGTTTTCCTATCTCCAGCATCAGACTTATATGAGATGTGGGTCTCAACTATGGGTCAGAAAACTGTTAGAACTGCAACTTTACCTGATGTTGAAAGTGTTGTTCATACTAAGCAATATATTGGAGGTAGTTTATTTAAATCTCAGAATGGTACTATTTGGACACCAAGTCAATATCAAGACTTAACATTCCAATTATATAAAGCAGAATTCGTTTCTTCTGGTACAGTAACCTTCTATAATAGTCCAATTGAACCTGGTAACGAGAATACACAAGTATTGCCAGATAATCCAATTAGAACTTTACCTAGAAAATTAAAGGTTAAACTCGATCCTGGTCTTGATAGTTCTACTGATCCTATAGTAGTTGGTAGGAAGATGAGCACAGGTGGTCCTACCGATCCAGAAGATGGAAGTGTAACAGGTGTAATTGAAAATATATTTGCTCCTATTCTTACATCAACACAACCCCAAATAATTATGGGTGGAAGTGGATACCAATATTTAAATCAGAATAATTCTAATCCTGATGCTGTAACTAAAGGTTCTGTACCACTTAAATCTTTAACTAGTGATGGTTCTGGAGCAACAGCAACTCTTACTTATGACGCAACAGGAAAAATTACTGATATTACTAATATAACTGCTGGTACTGGATATGCTGTTGGTGATGTTTTAATTCCTGATCCTGCTGGTTCTGAATATGTAAGAGGTAGTGGTTGTAAGTTCTCAGTTGTAAGTATTAATACAACTTTAGATACGATTTTATTAACAGATGTTCAAGGTGCAACATTTAAAAATGGTGCAAATCTTGTTCATTATGGTGCAAATAATGATCAAAGACAAGTAAGTACTGGTCCATCTAAAGTTGATGGTGATTCTGAATTAGTAAGTGATTTAAATACAGGTAATGTTATTGAAGTTATACAATACAATCACGCACATCATGGTGCTAATAATGCAGTTAAATTGCAAGGAATTGAACCAGATTCATTATCAACTGAAATAACTAGTCAATTTAGTCTAAGTGATACTTTAGTATCTGTTGCGAGTACTTCACCATTTATTAATTTTGCAGGTATTGCTACAGATAGGGGTGATGCCTTAATAGAAAGTGAAGTTGTTTCTTATGTTGTAGGAACAGGACAACTTACTATAGTTGATAGAGGACTTGGTGGATCTACAGCGATAGGACACAGTTTAGGTGTTTCTATTCAACCATATCAAATAAATGGATTCCCATTAGTTGGTATTAATAGTACTATAAATGTTCCATCTAATACTACTTTAAGAAATGAATCTAATATTGATAATTATTTCTTAGAGATTGATAGAGGAAGTGGTCCTAGAAGTGAAAATGTTGCTGATAATCCTGCACTAGTATGCTTTACTAGTGATAAAGCAGTAGGTGGAAAAGCATCTAAAGTATCTCAAAATCATCAGTTTAGTTCATTATCTGCACAATTTAATGCAATTACTCCTGGTAAAGGAACATTCGTTAATAGTTCAGTTAGAACTATTAGTGGAACAAGTGCTGGTGGAAATGAAGTATCCTTTATTGATCAAGGATTTGAACCAACTATATTAAATGAGACTACATTCTTCCCAACACCAAGATTGGTGGCATCTAAAACTAATGAAGCATTAAGGTTATCAACATTACCTAGAAATAAATCATTAGCATTAAAAATTGATATGACATCACAAGATAAGAATTTATCTCCAGTAATAGATTCAAAATATGCATCCTTTGTTCTAGGTAGAAATAAAATTAACAATCCAATATCTGATTATGCTACAGATACAAGGACTAGATCATTAGATGAAGATCCTCATGGTTCATTATTTGTATCTAAGAGAGTTAGTTTGAAACAACCAGCTTCTTCCTTAAGAGTTTTTGTTGCTGCTAATGCTCGACCAGAAGCAGACTTTAGAGTTTTCTATAGGTTATTTACTGCTGATTCTAGTGAAGTTGCTCAAACATATCGACCATTTCCTGGGTATAAAAATCTAATTGATACTGATGGTGATGGGTTTGGTGATGAGATTATAAATGTTGGATTGAACGATGGTAGAGCAGATGCTTTAGTTAAATCAAATGGAGTAAATGATTTCTCAGAATATCAATTCACCGTAAATGATTTGGAACAGTTTGATGGATTTGTAATTAAAATAGTGATGACATCTACAAACGAATGTATTCCAGTTAGATTAAAAGACTTCAGAGCAATTGCATTAGCGTAATGAGAACTTTTCAACAATTTTTACAACTATGTGAAGGTGGTTTAGCAAGACAATTAAGTAATGCTAAAACTAAAGATACTGGTCACATTTCTGCAGATCGTGGATCTGATGAAGGTGAGAACCGTAAGAAGAGAAAAGGTCTTGAAAAGGATCTAAAGAAAAAAGGTATTGGTTACAAGAAAACAACTGGTAGGTATAAGTATGATGATGGATCTGATGGTAAAGAAGTTTCATACTCTACTACTAAACCAGAAGGTATGTCAAAACGTAAGTTTGGCAAAACTATGAGAAAACTTGGTCGCAAACACGATCAGGAATCTGTGATTACTAAGAAACCAGGTAAAAAAGCAACTCTACATTATACAGATAAGAGTAAGAAGAAATCTGAAGGATTAGGACAAGAGAAATCTGGTAAGCATCCAGATGGTTATGGAGAAACTGGCGAAAAACGCCAGAGAGGTGATAAGTTAAAGGATAAAAAGAAAGATCGGAGTATGCATTACGCATGAAAAATTTTAAACAATTTCTAGAAGAAGCATCTAATGCAATAAAAAAGTTACATCCTTGGGCAACTAAACTTGTAGGTAAAGGTGGGTATAATGATGAGAAAGGTGAATGGTATTATAAAACTGGAAGAGAATTATTTAAAAAATCAAAACTTAATAATGATGATAAGATAAATGGCGAATATAAAAAGATTAAGAACCCTGAAAAACCATCTGAAGAAGATTTAATTAAAGGAACCATACCAGTTAAAAAAGCATGATACCAGTTGAAGGACATAAAAACCTGTTTCGTGATCCAGAAACAGGTGCGATTTTAAATTACGATACCAATTCATATTCTCAACATATTTCTAAAAGAAATAAAAAACTTGATGAGAAAGCCGAACTAGATGAGATGAAAAAAGATATTGATGAGATTAAATCTTTACTTAAAGAGTTAGCTAATCGTAAACATAAATAATAGATAGATTCTTGAATTGCTTACATAAATG